GTAGATAACACCAAGATTTTTGAGGCAATTACGCCGGCCTTCCAGACTATTGTCGGAGGTTTTATTGGCTTGATCACTGGCATTAAGATCGGCACAAACGAAGAGTAGTACCCCAATTTACGCTATACTAGCGTAAAGTAAGGAGCATAAATGAATAAAAAGCTATTTGTAGTATTAATGTGGTTGCTCGGTATTTTTGCAACCATCCACATTACAGACCGATATACCCATATTGAAGAAAATATTATGGCAATTGCAGAATCCACTTTAGCCTTTATTACTAAAGAAGAAGGCTACCGTAATAAGGCTTACAAAGACTCTAAGGGCTTACCAACTATTGGCGTTGGTCACCTTATAAAAGCGGATGAGCCTCACCTACTTAACGCGACCCTAACAGACGAGCAGGTTAAAGACCTGCTTAAAAGCGATTTAAAGTGGTGTAGCGAGGCCGTAGAGAGCTCGGTGAAGGTACCCCTTACCCAGAACCAATTTGACGCCTTATACAGCCTCTGCTTCAATATTGGAGAGACTAACTTCCGTAAGTCTACCGTAGTCAAAAAGATTAATGAAAATGACCTCAAAGGGGCAGCCGACGCTATCCTGATGTGGAACAAACCAGAAGTATTAGTAAACCGCCGTAAGCGCGAAAGAGCGCTATTTTTAGGGGCGTAAAACCCCATTTTTCTGCATTATTGTATATAGAACACTTAACCCTAAGGAATATCATGGAAGGCTTCAAATCAACCCCTAAGATGCAATGCTTCAAAGAAGGCGGCTCTGTCCAGCGTAAAATTGAAAACTTTACCAAGCGTGACCGTAAAGTTGTTGACGAAGCTGACATCAAGCAAGACAAAGCGATTGTTAAAAAATCAATCAGCATGCACGACAAGCAAGAGCACAAAGGTGAGCACACTGACCTTTCTAAACTGCGTAAAGGTGGTCGTGCTAAAAAAGATTGCGGCACAGTTAAAAAATATAAAGCCGGCGGTTCTGTTGGCGTATACGGCGCTAAAAAAACTTCTGGCGATTTAGATAGCATTGAAAAAGCCAAAGACATCAAGCCAGCTAAAGCAGCTGCTCCATCTAAAGCCGCTGTTAAGCCAAACTTTAAAGGCAGCGACGTAGAAAAAGAAAAGAGCAAGCCAGCTGGTCATAAAGACCCGTACATCAAGAGCAAGCAATCTGGTAAAGCAGCAGCTGCTCCATCTGGCGCTAAAGGCCCAGACGCATACAAAAAAGGCGGCAAAGTTAAAAAGGCTATGGGTGGTGCTATGAGTGCTACTGACGTAAAACTAGCAGCCCTTGACAAACAACGTCAAATGGAAAAAATGAAACGTGCTCGCGCACTTCCTCCTTCTATGCAGTCTCAGTTGATAAACCAAGATCCATCTGCAGCTGGTTTGACACCGCCTCCAGCGCCGGCTCCTGCCCCCGCTCCTGCTCCAACAACAATGCCTTCAACAGATCAAATGGGTGCCCCAACTGGTATGCCAACACAAAAACGTGGCGGCAAAGTAAAGCGTAAGTGCTAATATGCCGATCAAGTCTAAAGCACAATTGGGAGCCATGTATGCTGCTGCTGAAGGCAAAAGCACATTAGGCATTCCTAAAAAGGTTGGTAAAGAATTTGTAAAAGCTGGTAAAGCTAAACCCAACCTTCCACAAAAAGTACAAAAGCGAGCAGCTGGAAGAGGACGCTAAATGGCGTATAGCGGCACATATAATCAAACCAAGGTTAACGTAGATCAGTTAATCTCTTACGCATATCGCGATGCTGGTAAAACAGCAGAAGAGATGACGCCCGAGTATGTGCAAGCTGGTAAGCAGGCACTGTTCTACATTCTCCAAAACTCTGTGAACCGCGGTATTAATATTTGGTTACAAGAAGTTGTCGTAATGGGCGCGCAGACAAACCAGCAAGTTCTTCCTATGCCGACCAACTGCGTTGATGTATTGGAAGCCAACTGGATCTACATTGTCAACCCAACGTTCTCTGCAACACTACCGACAGATAACCCCGCTGTCTATACGTTATTTGACCAGACCGGTAATGCAGACTTAAATCAACATGCCACAACATCATTAGCTAAAAACTATTTTGGTGCGGCTTACTCTCAGGCTACGAGGTTATATTATGTTGGCTTTAATGCTTATGCTCCTAGTGGCAGTGCTACTTATGATATTGATTTTCAAGTAAGCACCGACGGCGTAACTTGGACTACATGGGAATCATTCCCAACAGTAACATTGGCTGACCGCCAGTGGCAATACTATGGTATCAACACCACTCAAGCGTTTAATTATTACCGCTTAAACAACCGCACAACTGGCTCTACAATGTCATTGAGAGCATTGCAGTTTGCGCAATCACAACAAGTAATTCCTATGGCTCGTCTGAACCGTACTGATTACTTTTCCTTGCCTAATAAGCAATTCCCAAGTCAACGTACATTACAGTACTGGTTTAATCGTCAGATTGATCCAGAGATGTATCTATGGCCAGTTCCAAACAATAACTTCCAAGCGTTTTCTATGATCTTGGAATGCCAGCCACAAGACGTTGGTTCATTAACCAACGAGCTATATATGCCAGATCGTGCAATTAATTACTTCCAAGCAGCCTTGTCACACAGATTAGCTATGCAGCTACCAGCTGTTGATCTTGCGCGTATCCAGTACTTGGAAGCACAAGCAATGAATGCACGTACGCAATTTGAAGAAGAAGACCGCGATAAGTCTCCTATTTACTTCCAACCTAATATAAGTTACTACACACGATGAGCGGCGCATATCAAATGACCTATGATAACCTCATTGCTGATGTTATCACTTATATGGAACGCGATGACCCCGGTTTCATTGCTCAGATTCCAAGCCTGATTGGCTTGGCTGAGTCTGCTATTGCAGCAGAATTAAAAACACTATTACAGCTTACCGTTGTTGAAACAACACTAGCCGCCAATCAAGTTGTGTTAAACAAACCAGCGCGCTGGAGAAAAACTGTTTCAATGAAAGTAAACGGTGCCCCAATTGTAATGCGCTCTCAAGATTATATTGCGCAGTATCAATCTGAATCAACAACTGGCACACCAAAGTTTTACGGTGAGTACGACTACAACAACTGGGCGATTGCTCCAGCACCAAGTGCAGCTGCTTCTGTAGAAATTATCTATTACAGTGAAATTCAACCACTAGACTCAACCAACCAACAAAACTTATTTACTCGTGAGTGCCCGCAGGCAATGTTGTTTGGTACCTTGTTGCAAGCACAAGGATATTTAAAGGCGCTGGACAAGTTGCCTGTTTGGAAATCATACTATACAGATTCATTAGCAGCGCTCAAGAAAGAGGACAACGCTCGCAGAATCGACAGAAATACAACGGTTCAGGAACCCTAATCTATGTCACAGTCATTTACATCGCCGTTTACTGGTACCGTTGTTGAACCAACGGACGTATCGTATTACGCTCTTAATTTTAACCAGAACACTCAGCTTTATTGGCCAGCAGTTGTCAACCCAACACAAGTTCCAGCTTCACGCATTATGGACTGCGTACCATCAACAACCGGCCTAACCGTTGTATTGCCTCAAGGCAATCAAGGTTCTGTTGGTACAGACATTTTAATTCGTAACAAAGGTTCTGTTCCTTTTACAATTACTGCGTTTGATAATTCACAATCTGTTACTTTAACAAACGGCACATCACGCTACTTCTATTTATCAGATAATACTACCGAAGCTGGTGTTTGGCAAAACGTTCAGTTTGGTACTGGTACATCTGCTGCAGATGCGGCAACACTACAAGGTGCGGGTTTAACTACTATTACTGGCCAGTTAGCCGTAACAAGTAACGTAGTAGAAGTATCTTCTGTTCCAAATATTACAAACAACAGCCGAGCCGCTACATTTGTTTGGACAAATGGTAATGGCAACTTTACTCTTCCCAACGTAGCCACTTTATCTGGTGGCTGGTTTATTGGCTTTAGAAATAACGGTTCTGGTACACTATCCATTACCCCCACTTCCCCGTCATTAATTAATGGTCTTGGCACCATTTCAACCAATCCGGGCGATTCTGGATATATTCTATACGAGCAATCTACTGGAAACTTTTTTACAGTTGGTTGGGCTGTTCCATCAAACGTTACTTTTTCTTCAGCTACTTATGACGTAGACAGTATTGTTGGTAATAATTTGAGCCTTGTTTCGTATGCTCCAATTATTCAAACCTACGTTGCGCTATCTGGCACTCGTACAGCCACACTAAACGTTACTTTACCAGCAATCACCCAGATTTATATTTTGGTGAATGACACTAGCTCCGGTGCGTATAATCTTTCATTTAACGTATCAGGTGCCGTTACTCCACCTATCGTGTTAACAGCTGGTCAGGTTGCAACAGTGCTTAGTGACGGTAATCAATTGTTCTCTTTGACACAAACTACCAGCGGTGTATTTTTGGCAAACAACGGTTCTGCAACAGCGCCATCATTTTCATTTAATGCAGACCAGCATACTGGTATGTATTTAGTGGGTACCAGTGTTTTAGGTCTTACAGCAAATTCAATTGAAATGCTGAACATTGATAACACCAATACATTAAGTCCTCAAATATCTACTCCAGCAACGTTTAACGCTGGGCTTATTCCCGGCGGTACGTTTTAATGGCTGATCAACAAGGAAATCAAGGCACAACACAAGAACAGTATAATTTAGTTTATTCATTAGGGGTTCAGCCCGGAATTAAACGAGATGGTACTCAGTTCGAATCCCGTGAATACCAAGACGGGGTGTGGTGTCGCTTTCAACGCGGAACACCTAAGAAAATGGGTGGCTACCGCGAAATCTTTTCTACGTTTAGCGGCATATTGCGTGGAATGGTTTCTAATGCCTATAATGGTGTTAACTATGTTTTTGCTGGTACAGCTAATACATTAGATATATTTACAACAGGCACTACATTTGCTATCGGTTCTGGTCCCTACGAAGCCATCTTCATTCCGGGCTATTCTAAGTTTACCTACGCCACATTGGTAACTAACACGATGACAATTACCACACCTAATACAGATTTAACTTCTGTGTTTAAAGCTGGTACAAAAGTTATCTTTGACCAAACACTTCCTGTTAATTATTTTTATACTGTAGCCAGTTCTTCTTTTTTATCTGGCACAACAACCGTAGTATTTACTGCTTCAGTAACTACAACCCACACGGGTTCAGTTTGGTTATATGACTACGCTTTCCAGCCAGATTCTCGTAATTTATGGCAGTTTGATTTACAGTACAACCCACAAGGTGGTGCGTTAGAACTGATTGCCCATCCCGGTTTAAACCTACAAAACATCGACAATGGTGTG